GTTAAACTCCATAAGATAGGAGAACTATATACTAAGAATATAGTTTTTTGTTAAAAACTCCATTAGATAGAAGAAAGTTTCCCAAAGGAATAACTTTTTTGTTTTAAATTGTAAAATTACGGACCAGTAATTTCGTAACTATTATCATATACAAATAACGCAGGTGCTCCAATATAATAAGAGAGCGAAAAATCATCTGCAGCTGATACATAATGTTTTAAATAATTAGTACCACCATAATTTGGATCATAAACATTATCAACTTGTACTGAATGGAAGTCATAATTAGAATAATCAAATGTAGTGCCATTTTCTATATCAAAATTTCTACCATACTTAAATCTACTAGGTGAATAATAAGGTATCTCTACATTAACTGAATTTCTAACAGCTGATGAAGTCGTTGCACCACCTGATATTAAATTATCACAATAATGATATCCACCTTCAGTGGCTGTATGACCAGGAATACTATCTTTGTAATAGTATTTTTGACCCGTATTACCTAAATTTAGGAAATGAATAGGAGATCTATAAGCAGATATAATATCTCCTTTTTCATAACCCGAAATATAAGCATGACGAATACCACCACGACGACAAACATATCCTGCCGTAAAATATCCTAATAATGTCATCAGTGTTGGATTGAAATTGGTAATTGAACCTATTGTTACTTCATAATTACCATTTGTTGAGAAACCAAAATATCTAGGAAAATTACTTGTTAAATATGTAATAAGCTGTCCTTGACCAGAACCTATAGTCCCATTATTAGCTAATGGTGCATTTTCATTTACAAAGAATTGAGATCTTAGTAAAAGACTTTTAATTGAAATAATTTCTTCACCAAAATGGACTATAGATTTTCTAGAAACATCCTGTGTTTCAGAACTGGCCATAGTATCACAGCAATCGGCTTCACCTACAGTAACAGCCTTATCATTAGCTTCAGCTGGACCTTGTTCAACAATTTCACAATCACAATGTGCTCCATTGCAACATCTACTCTTAAAAAGTGTAGAGTACAATATATACAAAACATTAGACGGAACAGGAAAAACTGATAATTCACGTAACTTACTACCCAAAGGGGCTTGCAACGTGAAATTAGGACATGCTTTACAGAAAACCATAATTCTAACCTTATCAGAGGGTGTTAATTGACCAACAGATAGTTTATTCATGACTTTCATAACAATTTTCCCATTTCTATAATTATCAGGTAACGCTGTATATGTTTGAGAAGCAGAATTCCATGATGTTAATGTTCTATCATGAGGAACCTCTTTATATGTTTGAGGGGCTCCCCAAGGAATTGTCACAGTTACATTCTGTTCTTCCCCAATATTTATAACCTTAGTATAGTTTTTAGTTATCTGTGTGCCCACACCACCATCAGAAGGCTCCCATGAAAGATATATTCTCCCTGTGTGAAATCTGGAACTTAAAATCATAAATCTAAACTCTAAATCACCACACCAATATTGAAAGGGTAAAGAAGCATATGCCATACTAGTCAATGCTAATGACCATGAATTAGAAACACCATCATAAACACTTACTCCTAAATAAGGTGAAACATCACATTGAAAGATAATAGAATGTCGTGCATCTGATGCCTCATAATCGAACCATCCTAAACAAGATTCTCTACCTAATAAAGTTTCAAGTCTCATTTCGTCAACAGGAGGACAACCAGTAACACGTGGATCTACAGTAACACCCTGTTTAGCAGTAAGAGTCAATTTTTCCATTGGATCATTCATATCTGTATTTGCTTGATGTGATGTTGTATTCTGAACTATAAAATTAGGATGATTAATAACAGTTGGTTTACTAAAACCTAATAAGGATGCTAACCTTCCTGCTCCTTCCGCTATTGCACTACCAGCTAACGCATATGGTTTAATAATATTAATTGAAGACGCAGCTTTTAAAACATTACTAACTTGACTCAAAGGTTTAGAAACTGGGCCAGTTGCATATTCATCTACTTCAGCAGGTGCTTGTAAAACTATTTGAGCTGTCGGTATAGTTAATAATGGGTCTACCATATTAACAAATACATCATAGCTGATGACGGAAGTATTAGAACCTATAGCTCGCAATTCATCTAAACCAAATATATGCAAAGTCCCAAAATTTTCCAATTCAGTCAAATTAGTTAAATCTATATGATTATTAGGCCAAACAAAGGGGATCTCAAGTGTAGCTACATTACTTTCTTTTATATTAATATAAGTAACTAATTTTTGAGAACTTAATATCAAATTTTGAGTATAAAGATCACTAGTTGTGCTCAATCCAGGTCCAAACGTATGGCTATCATCAAGTTTTTCATAAGGATGAAAAACCATCATTAATCCACCATGATGTTGTGGAGTAGCATTTATACGCAATTGAATCCTTAAAGAACGAAACCGCAATCTATAAAAATTTGACAATTTATTTATAATTGTAGCATCACTTGCCCAATTTGCTAGAGCATAAGTTGAAGTGGCTAATTGTGTGCCAACTGTCCAATCACCAGATTGTATAGTAACAGTTCGTGATAAAAATTTATTAAGATCAGCTTCATCAAAAATATCTTGAGTCATAGTCTCATCTGTAGCTGTATTGATACCAGAAGACACATTTGCCTCATCACTAATAAATCCTATTATATTGGTTTGATCTACTTGATGTTGATCAGTAGTTACATTGTTTTTTATTATATCCATAATACTAGTACGTTTTGGACGACCTCTCCAGTAATTGTCAGGGCGAGTCGGGAAGTCCTTAGTCGTTCACTTTAATTTATTCGAATCCCTTATCCCATTCCAGGGCAAATGTGTAATTCCGGTTTTCTGGTAAACCGGAAGGTATAGCACCACATTATGCTATCCCAAAGAAAACCTTTTCATAAATATAAATATATTGTTATTTATAATTCATTATGCCAATTATAGCATAACAAATAAATAAATAACCATTGAATAAAATATATAATATACACTACTAATATTTTGACATCACTTGCATTTGTAGGTAACGTCATTATAAATAAATCAAATATAAAATGTAAATATATAGCTACAGTTAAATTATTAAAATATATATAGGATAATTGTAAAATACATTGTTTCATCAAGAATAAACAATTCCATTTCAATGTACGATGTCGTTCATAATTCAAAGCAAACATT